ATGTGACCAACCAAAATCTCCTTTTTTAATTCCGTATGTTTTATCCCTTTGTTTAAAAAACAAATCATTTTGTTTTTTTGCTTTTTTTATAACAGGTTCACAAGCCTTATTAATTTTGGTAAGCCATTCTGGTTTTTCAATCCTGTAAATAGGACTTGAAAAAAAACTTTCATGTTTCATCTCTATCATTTAAATTTGTCTCCTATATTCCATATTACTAAAGAATACCTTTCTCCTTGAGTTACTGGATTGACTTTATGCCATAAAAAACTTGGAAATACAACTATTGAACCTCTAGGTTTTATTTCAGTGCATTTAAAATAATTATCTTTTAATTTTCTGTCTGGATTAAAAGAACAAAATTCTAGCTCTCCACCTTCGTAATCCTTTGGATCTGATAAAGAACAGGTAACTGAAATTTTTCTCATTTTAGGATTGTCGTTGTTATACATGTCATAATGCCAACCATAATATTCTCCTTCACCATACTTTGTAAATTGACAGGCTTCCGCACCATCAATGTTAAAATTCCAACCTGCATTTTTATTTGCTTGTTTTACATAAGGAATTATTTCTTTATATATCCAGGCATCATCTAACCATACTAAAGATGATTTTCTTTTCTTTTGTATATTTTTAATTTCTTTTTTTGAAATTTTCATTTCAGGTTTATAATCCCCTGTAAGTGCTATCGAATGTTTGTGGTGATTTCCATAATCAATTATTTCTTTACAGAATCTAGGTGATAAAACTGATTGAAAATACCAATAGTTATATTTGTAATGCATTTCTTTTTTACTGTAAGTTGACTTTTTAATACCATAATGTATAAAATTTGTCCATAGAAATAGAGAATAAAAATATGCATTTCCCAACTTTAATAGTAGATAATTTTTTTGATAATCCTCAACAAATAATAGACCGTGCTTATAATTTAGAATTTAAAAACTTACCTAACAAAAGATGGGCAGGTTTAAGAACGGATCCTGTTCACGAAGTTGATTATGATGTTTTTGATTATGTAACTAAGAAAATTATGAGACTGGTATTTCCATATGATTATGGAAATATGTTTTGGCAAACAGAAATGTATTTTTCAAAAACTAATCCTAAAGATACTAAATATCCAGATTGGGTTCATAAAGATGATTCCGCTGAATTTACAGCTATTATGTATTTAAGTGATCATAGCTGTGGAACTAATATATGTCATTTTAGTAATCCTTTAAAAATAATAGATGACACAGGTCAAGAACAATTTAATTATTTTAGAAATCCTACAGAAAAAGAACCCAAAATTAAAAATAAAATAGATAGTCAATTTAAAGACACCATATTAGTCAATGGTAGATTCAATAGGCTTTTTATTTTTGATGGTAACTCATGGCATAGGCAACAAAAATTTTCATCAGAGGATATAAAATCAAATAAAGATAGATTAATGTTAATAGCCTTTTTTCATGAAATATCTAAAAAAAGTGGTACGGGTAAAATATTATTTCCTATAACTGAACTCAAACGATATTAATGTATAAAGAGTTTATAAAATGTTTATCAGACATTACTTACCCATCTAAAAAACAATCTACAAAAGAACTTTGGCATATTGAAGGGGTTTTAAAAAATAGATTAAATCAAAAATTTAAATTTGATTTAAGACCTATTAAAAATAAGGGTAAAGTAGGAAGCTTTAAAAGTAAGGCAGATAAAATGGTATTTGATATGAAAGATGAATGGGTTATTGTTGATATAGAAGAATTACATCAATATTTGAAAGAAAATAAACTAAAAGAAGTTGATTTACAAAGTTTGATATCCAAGCTAGATTGGAATATAATACTACCAAAATAATAAAAAGCATATATAATGAGGTGCTATGCTTCAAAAACTACAGTTTAAACCAGGTTTTAATAAACAAATAACACAATCAGGGGCTGAGTCTCAGTGGACTGATGGTGATTTTGTTAGATTTCGATATGGACTTCCAGAAAAAATAGGTGGTTGGCAACAACTAACTATTGACAATGAAACTCTTCCCGGTGCAGCTAGAGCACAGCATACATGGACTTCTTTAGCAGGTGAAAAATATGCAGCTATAGGAACATCACAAGGTTTGTTTTTATACTACGGCGAAAAGTTTTATGACATCACACCTTTAGATACAGGAATTACTGGAGCTGATTTTGATGCATCAACCGGTTCTCCAACAGTTACTGTAAATAAAACTTCTCATGGATTAAGCGCTGGACGATATGTAACGTTTTCATCAGTTACTGTTCCAACAGGATCGGGTTATGCAACAACTGATTTTGAAAATAATACATTTGAGATATCAAATGTAACTGCAAATGCATTTGATATTACTATGCCATCTAATTCAGCAGGTACAACTTCTGGAACAGGGTCCGCACAAATTGATCCGTATGTTTCTGTTGGTCCAACATTTCAAACTGCAGGTTATGGATGGGGTACATACTTATGGGGAGATTCTACCTGGGGCACGGAGCGTACAACTAGTAACGTGATTCTGGATCCAGGCATCTGGAGTCTTGACAACTTTGGTGAAATATTAATTGCAACAATTCATAATGGTCGAACATTTACTTGGGATGCGGGAGCATCATCACCTAGATCAAATAGAGCAACTCTTATGTCAGGTGCTCCTACTAAATCAAGATTAACTTTAGTATCGGATCGAGATAGACATTTATTTCATTTTGGAACAGAAACAACGATTGGTAATCCTTTAACACAAGATCCAATGTTTATAAGATTTTCAAATCAAGAAGATTATAACACCTATCAACCAACAGCTACTAATACTGCAGGTACATTTAGACTGGATACAGGAAACAGGATTGTAGCAGCTGTTCAAGGTAAAGATTATGTATTTGTATTAACAGATAGTGCAGCATATGTAATTCAATTTGTTGGCCCACCATTTACTTTTTCAGTTAGACAAGTTGGAACTAACTGTGGATGTATTGGACAAAATGCAGTTAGTTATTCTAATGGTATGATATTTTGGATGTCAGGCGAAGGTGGATTTTTTGCATTTGATGGAACAGTTAAAGCATTACCATGTTTAGTAGAAGATTTTGTATTTACAACTACAGGAGATAATTTAGGTGTTAATTATAATGCATCACAAATTATTTATGGTGAGCATAATACTTTATATAATGAAGTTACCTGGTTTTATCCAAAAGCTGGATCTACACAAATTGATAGATGCGTTACTTATAACTATGGTGAAAATTGTTGGACAACTGGATCACTAGCTAGATCATCTTATGCAGATACAGGTGTATTTGATGTGCCTTATGCAACACAATATATTTCAACAGCTACACCTAATTTTAATATTCAAGGAATTACAAATTTATACGGAGCATCAACTTACTATGCTCATGAAACTGGAACCGATCAAATTAATTCATCAGGCACTACATCTATTAATGCTTATATCCAATCCGGAGACTTTGATATATCTGCTAGTAGAGGTATCACGGGTCAATCAACTGGCATAGCTGATTTTAAAGGAGATGGGGAGTTTATCATGTCTATGAAACGTTTTGTACCAGACTTTCAAGTATTAACAGGTAATTCAAAAGTAACCTTATTATTAAATGATTATCCAAATAACACGGCCTCAAGCTCACCGCTTGGTCCCTTTACAATTACAAGTTCTACTGATAAAGTAGATACTAGAGCAAGAGGAAGATTGCTTTCAATTAAAATTGAGAATGACGCTATAGGTGAAACTTGGCGTTATGGAACATTAAGAGTGGATATTAAACCAGACGGTAGACGATAATGGCTGAAATAAACTTTAATAATTTATATAATAAATTAAGTCCTATGGACAAAAGGTTTTATGATCAACAGTTTCAAAAATCATATGATCCTAAAAAAGAAAATTTAAGATTATCTGGTCAAGAAAATTATGATCAAATGAAAGCTGTGTATGATGCTCAACAAAAAATTCCTAAATCAGGTTTTTTTGATAGTATTTTTGGTTCAGCTAGTGCAGCTGAAAAACCTACGGTTCCAAATTTATCTTTAGGATATAATATGCCAACTTTTGATTTAGGTACGGGTATAACTAATACATCGGCAGCTACAAATATGTATACACCTTTTACTACTAATCAGGAAATGGTTAATAAAGATTTAGTTGAACAAATAATTGCAGAGAATCAAAGGAAAGCTAATCTATTTAATCCAACAAACTTTCAAAGCATATTTCCTACAAATGTTCAAACAGGTGGTATTACGGACATAGATTTAATGGAAGAAAATCAACTACCGTATTCAGGTGTTGGAGATATGAGATATTCGACTCCTAGAACCATAGCAGATCAAAATAGAATTTTAGGACAAACTTTTACTAAACCAAAAGAAAATTTCCTTAGAAGAATGTTAAGTGGAGCTAGTAATATGTATGGCTCTGGTAGAGATTTAATTGGAACAGGTATATCAAGTTTAGTAGGTCTAGCATCAGGCATACCTGGAATAGGATTATTAACAAGTTTAATAAATCCAAATCCACAAAGTGCAATAGATACTAGAAGACTACAACAAGCAGGTTATGGAACTCAGTTACAAGATATATATGGGCCAGGTGGTATAATGCAAAATTATAATATGATAAGTGGTTTTGGTACAGGACCATTAGAATCTATTATCAACAGAAGAAATAAAATACTTGCAAGAAAAGAAGCCGGCAAAGCTTATGGTGCATCTAATTTAACTAAATTGAATGAAGCAATAACTAGTTTAGGTGGATCTACCGATAGCAACTTATCATCTTATAGAGCATCAAGACCTGAAAGTGAAAGACGATCCACAGGTTTTGGTAAATCAGGAATGGGTAGAGACCCAGATAGGTTTGCATAATGGCTAAAGTAGCAGCATATATACCTGAGCCTAAACAAGAATATGATGTCGAAAATCAAAGACAGATATTAGAAGCTTTATCTACATTAAAAAATGAATTAAACTTTGGTTATCAAAAAGATTTAAAAGATGAACAAGATACGTTTAACTGGTTTATATCATAATGACTATACAATATAAAAATCAAGGTTTTAATTTAACTACAACTAATTTAACAACTATACTAACTATCAATACTAGTTCTGTAGCATTAGTAAAAAGCATTAGTCTTACAAATGAACATAATAGTAATAATTTAACTGAGATGTATTTACATGATTCTTCTGCATCTGCGGATTATGAATTTTTTCACAAAGATTTAACTGCAGACGCAACAGAAC